TGGTAACCAGCGCCGGGCTCACGTGAGCCCGGCGCTGGTTACCACACCAGGACTCAACCATGATTACCAGCGATCAACATTTTCTCAGCGATCCATCGCTATGGCGGTTCCATCGCCTATCAGCCCTCCCTCCCTCGAAGCTCATTCAAGCTGACGAGACCCCGGTACTCCCAGCCGACCTCGGCCTCAACGTCACGCGCGCCGGTAGGCCAAAGCCGTGGCGCTTCGCGCTGCCACCTGTCATAACGAAGGACCCACGCCACCCTGACTTCCGTCGATTTTCACCGGCCTCGCTCGTCCTGCCAGACGACAACGCTGTCGAAGATGCTCTCGATGCAGCGGCAGAGTTTATCGCATACCTAACTCAGCTGCCAGAATCCCGCTTCTCGACTTCGGAGTTGGATCCCGCCAGAAAGTTCACAATACAACGAGGCGTCTACGCCCCTTGGTACGTCCAGCGCCTTTCCGGTGGAAACCTCACATCGCCGATTCCTCCAATCGTCCACAGGATCGCGCGACATGTAGCCCTCATCTACCGCCATCATTTACCAAATGTGATCCCGGCCAGTAAGCCGGATCCATCTACCACAAACGGAGGTTGGCCAACGTTCGTTGCGCATCCCCTCGCGAAGATAGCGGGCGCCCTGCTGACGGATGAGACTTTCGACATCACATTCGACAACGCGCAACAAGCTGCAAGCGGATTGAGCATCGACGTCGCCACCACTTTGGGAAATGGACTTTCAGGCCGCTCAGGTCCGTTATACAAAGAGGCATCACTACATAGATTCACGGGCACCGGGTGGGCGACCATCGGTACGTGGCGAGGCTACGCTCAACGTAATCGCATTGTCCACATGTCATCAGCCGCAGTCAATCAGGGATTGAGGCGATTGTTTGATACGTGGCATGAGGCACGAAAGCACATTCCGGGTCTCTGGCACGCCGGTGTCGCAGATCGTGCGTTGATCAGAGACCAAGGCCTGACATTCGAGTCAGATATCTCTGGTTTCGACGTGTCCGTTACACGCGAGTTGCAGAACATGATAGCCTGGCATTTCTCTGAGGTCTTTCCTCACCTCAGTGACGACCTGCGTTTCTGGCTACGGGCGGAAACGCTACCAATGATCGCGCCTTCTTGGGATCGTACACCGGACGCCTGCACGGTCATGAGTTTCGTCGGCGGTACCAGATCGGGCCTGAAGACGACGGCGGAAGCCGGTACCATATACTCTGTCATCGCGGCTCTTTACGCGCTATCACGCCAAGGCTTCGATATCTGGCGTTGGCCATATTTGACCGACGTCCGACTTCTGGTCCAAGGCGACGATGTGCTGTTAGCCACCAACAAAGAGGTCAACGTCGAGGATTGGACCGAGGCATACGCTCGGTTAGGCCTGCGGTCCACCCTAATAGAGGGCGATCGCTTTCTCAGCCGGCATCATTCCACTGACGGAACGGTGGTACCAAGCGCTGCGCGCATCATTCAACAGACGTTGTCTAACGAGCACGAACCGCTCGGGGATCCGGACGTAACAGAAGGCATACTGATCCGTGGCTTCATCGATCGTACTGAGGGATGTGAGGGACTACCCGGACCCGTGAGTTATGCTGCAGCTAAGGCTCTTCGGCACGCTCGCTGGATGGAGAATTTCCTCACCAGCAGTCAGATGGTGTCCATCGCCACCATGAGAAACGGACTCATGCACTCGAACGCCGCTCAGGCCGCCATACGTCGGGCGTTGGCTGCGAGAGCCAATCTCCCGTGGCTCCTCGCTGAAATCAGGGATCGTGAACACAGTCCATCAGCCGCAGCTCTCGCAGCCTTCTTGGAGCGTGAGAAACCGGACCTCCTTCTCGAAGCCCAATCCAAAGATGACACAACCGCGAAAATCATTCGACGATTGCGGACATTACCAAGGACACGGCGCATCAGCTTGTCAATTGCCTACGCGAGTATGGTCATGGCTGATGAGACGCGCAGCAACGTTGAATTCAACTCTTTGTTTGGAATGGTGGCATAAATGGCGAGCATGTTTGAATCAGATGAACATAAGGACCAGACGACACGTGACTTCATTGGTCGCCTGCTACAAGCCTTGCGGAGTGATCCGGACTTACGCTTTCAGGTTCGGACGTTACTCGGTCTCGACTCCGAGTCTCCACCAGCTCCCGAGGATCGAACGGCAGTCGATGCCACTAATTCCGGGTGGCCGATCACCGTCGATCCCCCGGCGCCGCCGTCAGCTGAACCTGACGTCACACCAACCAAAGTCATCTCTCCACTCGATTTAGACCCACCAACCGCCGATGAGTCGTTCGACGCTTACGTCGAACGAGTCATCAGGACAGCTGGGTGGGACATAGTCATGTGGGCCACAGCCGTGCTGGCTCTCACAGATTGGGCATCCGCCGCTCCCGATCTTAAGGAAAAGTTCACTACGTGGGCACAGGCGGTAATCGACGCGCAGTCGAGTAACCCCTAGCCCACCGCTCTGCCGGCCCACCACCGGGGTGGAGCGCTCATCGCTGGCGCAGCAGGATGGTTGACCTGCATCCACCTCGGTGGTCGGGCCGCCGCGTTCTCAAC